TCGGGGTCGTCGGGCGCGTCGGTGGCGACGAGCAGGAGCCGGTCCAGCGCGGGGTTGGTCACGAAGCAAAGCAGCCAGAGGATAGCGGCAAAGCCGGCGAGCATGAAAAGAATGACGGTCGAGTTGTCGGTGTTCATTGGGTACTTTCAGAGTTGAGGGATTCCCACCAGAGTTCATCGAGCTTCCGGTTGCTCTCGATGATTCTGTCGCGCTCGGCGAGCTTGTGCGCAGCGAGGGCAGCGGCCGTGGCACGGTTCTCCTTGGCGTAAATGAGATCGTGGGCGGCGAGGCAGATACGCAAGGCGATGCCTGCAATCACGATCAGCACGAGGCAGACGGCGAGCAGGGCGAAGGGGAGGACGAATATCGTTGCGGCGAGCGTGACCATTGTCACTTTCAGAGTGGGGGGATAGCTATTCTCTGAAATAGAGGGGCAAAGTTGTAGAGGTTGCACTCTAACCCCGTGCAACAATCGGGGTCAGAACAAATGTGGATTTCACAGATTTCACATTATGAAACGTGATACCGATCCAGAGCAGAGTGACGAGCCGGCCGAAGTTGAGTCGGTGGCGCCCGAGCGGGCCGCGACGATCACGCCGCAGATGACGCTGTTTGGTGCTGCCGAGCCATTGACGCTCGTGCAAGTGCGGCTTGCGGCTGGCACTGCGACCGGGCTCAAGGGCACGCGGGCGCTGGTGCGCCGATCCGAGGTCGACCCGCTGATGAGCATGCTGGAGCTGGCGCAAGAGGCCAGGCTGTCGGGGGACAAGTCCCTCGCGTTCGCGCGGTTTGAAGCCTGTCTGCCCTATGTCTGGGCGCGCCTGGTGTCGCTGCCTGGCGTGGAGAATGATGAGCTGCCAGCTGGAACGAGTGGCGCGGTGGCCATGAAATTCGAATGGAGGGCGCCTGAGTGACGACCCTCGTCAGCATTCCCTATGCGCCACGCAAGTATCAGGTGGCGATTCACGACGCGCCCGAGCGTTTTCAGGTGGTCGTGGCGCACCGGCGCGCTGGCAAGACTGTCGGCTTTGTGAACCACCTCATTCGCGCGAGCCTGACGCATCCGCACCGGGCAGCGCAGTTCGCGTATGCGGCGCCGACCTACAAAATGGCCAAGCGCATCGCCTGGGACTACGTCAAGCGCTACAGCGCGCCGGTGCCTGGCATGCGGTACAACGCAAGCGAGCTGACGGCATTCTTTCCGAACGGTGGGAAGCTGATGCTGCTCGGCGCCGATCGAATCCACGATCTCAGGGGAATCTACCTCATGGGTTGCGTGTTGGACGAGTATGCGCAGATGTCCCCGCGCGTGTTCCCCGAGGTGGTGCTTCCCGCGCTGATGGATCACCGAGGATGGGCGATCCTTGGCGGCACGCCGCTAGGTGCAAACGCCCTCAAGCGGGCCTACGTCAACGCGCGCAACGGCGCCGCGAACTGGCGGGCTCACATGCTGCGAGCGAGCGAGACCGGTGCGATCCCGCCCGAAGAGCTGGCGATTGCGCGTGCGAACATGAGTGAAGCGGAATACGCGCAGGAATGGGAGTGCAGTTTCGAAGCTGCGATTCGCGGGGCCTATTACGGGGAACTGATGGCGCAGGCCGACGCACAGGGGCGTATACGCGATGTGCCATACGACCCCGCGCTGTCGACGACGGTGGCGGTTGACCTGGGCATGCGAGACGCGTTCGCGTGCGTGTTTCTGCAGGAGCATCCCGCCGCGAATCAGGTACGCGTATTCGACTATGTCGAGTTCACCGGGAAGGGGCTCAAAGATGTTTACGCCGCGCTGATGGAGCGGGGCTACCGCATAGATCACTGGGTAGGCCCTCACGACCTGGCCGTGCGCGAGCTGGGCACCGGCCGCAGTCGCATCGAGGTCGCGCGCGAGCTAGGGATGCACTTCGCAGTCGCTGCGAACCTTCCCTTCGGCGACGGTATTGAGGCCGTGCGCGTGGTGCTGCCGACGATGGTTTTTGACGCCAAGCGGTGCGAGTTCCTGATTGACGCGCTGCGCCAGTACCGGGCCGACTATGACGACGCCAAGGACATCGCCGACAAGGCACCGGTTCACGATTGGACATCGCATGGCGCCGATGCGGTGCGCTACTACGCCGTGACGCGGCCGCGATACCGTTTGAGTGATTGGGCTGCGCCGGCCGGCGGCGTGAAACAACCGGCTACGGGCCGGCGACTGCGAAGGGGATAAGATGGACAAGGTTGAAATTGCGTCGGTGATCGACGCCGAGCTGGCGGCGGCGATCGATGCCGATCGGGCGATGGACATGGGTTCGCGCCAGGCCGCGCTTAACTACTATCGCGGCATCCTGCCGAGCAATGACGGGGACGGCGAAGAGCTGCTCGACCCGAACCGTGAGGCGGTGAGTCTGGACGTAGCAGACATGGTCGAAGCGGTGGTCGCGCAGCTCGTGCCGGCGTTGCAGCAGGCCGGCGCGATGGAATTCGACCCGGTTGGGCCCGACGACGAAGAGGCGGCAGCGCGCGAATCGGCGATCGTGCGCAGCGTGCTCGTGGAAGGGCGCACTGGCGAGGGCGGTTTCGTGGCGCTGCAGAGCTGCGTCAAGGATGCGTTGCTGATGCGAACCGGCGTCCTGGCGCTCGCGATTGAACGCAAGGAGACGGCGACGCCCGAAGAGTGGGAAGTTGTGCCGGAAGAGGGTGTAGCGGCGATTCTCATGCCCACGGGTGACGATCAGCGCGTGGAGCGTGTGAGCGTGCAGCGCGACGAGGAAGGCGAGCGCGAGCGCGACGAGACCGGGCAGGGACCGGCGGGCCCGCTGTATCGGGTAACGCTCACGCGGGTCGATGTTGCGAAGCGGGTGTCGGTGCGTGCCGTCGCGCGCGAAAACTATGTGTCGAGCAATCTCGAGACTCGCAACGCCGAGGACGCGCGCTTTGTTGCCGAGCGCATGGTGCTCACGCGTCACGCGGCGGTGACCGACTACCGTTTGCCCGAAGCTGATGTCAAGGCATGCCCGCACATCGACCCGACGCAATTCGACAACTATGTCGAGCGCCAGCGCGGGCAAGGGTGGAGTGCCGGCGCGAGCAGTTCGGGTGTCGCAGCGACCGAGACGATTGAACTGTGGCGCTGCTATGCGATGCTGCCCGAGGGCAAAGAGCAGCTCAAGGCGGCGCGGTTTCGGGTCTGGTACAACCGGCAACGGCGCCTGGTGCTTGGCGAGCCCGAGCGTGTAGGGAAGGTCTGCTACGCATTGGGCGTGGTGACGATATTCCCGCACCGGGCCGAGGGTGTGAGCCTTTTCGACAAGGTCGGCGAGGTTCAAGAGCTGAAAACCAAAGCGCTGCGAAACTGGGTCGAGAATCTGCACAAGGTCAACCGGCCTAGGCTCGGTGCCGACGAGACCCTGGTCAACATGGCCGACGCCAAGGATGCGACTGTGGATGTCATTCGCATGAAAGGGCCGAACGGCATCATGCCGATCCCGACGATTGACGCCGGGCCCTCGGTGCTGGCCTTTCTCCAGTATCAGGATCAGGCCCGCAGCGAACGTGGCGGCGCAAGCCTGGACATGCAAACCGCGCAGATGCAGATCGCGAGCAACCAGACTGCAATGGGCATCGAGCGGCAATACAGCAGCAAGGAAGCGCTCGCGGCGATGATGGCGCGCACGTTCGCCGAGACTGCGATGCGTGAGGCCTATCTGAGCGCGCATTACCTGTTGCGAACCCAATGGGGCGGGCAGATAGCGGTGCAGATCGGCGGCGAATGGGTGCAGGACGACCCGAGCCGGTGGCGTGGGCGCCAGGGTGTGTGTGTGCGCGTGGGCGAGAGTCGGACCGAGCAGGCGGTACGCGGGCAGACGATGCAAGAGGTTATCGGCTGGCAGGCGCAGGCGATGAGCGCGGGGATGGATGGCATCCTCGTCGATGCGAGCACGATTCATCACGCGGCGGTGGATTGGATGCGCAGTCGCAACGTGAGCAACCCCGAGCGCTACCTAATCGACCCGAAGAGCAAAGGCGCGCAGGATGCCGCGCAGCGCAAGGCGCAGCTGGCGGCGGCGCAGCAGGCACAGCAGGCGGCGGTGATGCGGGCCCAACTCATGCTCGAAAAGTACAAGGTCGACCAAAGCAGCATGACATCGATGATCGATGCGGTGGTGAAAGCGGCAATCGAAGAGGCCAAGCTCACGCTGCAACCCGATCCCTTGCAAGCGGCCGGCGCGATCGCTGGCGGTGCGGCCGGCGAAGCGTCCGCAGAGTCGCGCGAGGCCGAGGCGAAGTCGGAGCCTGGCGGTGCCTGACGTCAGCGAGGCCGCATGGCGGCGGTTCATTGAAAAGGCGACCCGGGACGAAGCCTGGGCGTCGGTGGTGGGGCGGTATCGGGCGTCGATCATTACGCGCGCGATAACCGAGGGATGGACGGCCGAGCAGGTGCAATCCGCTGGCCGCGATGTCAAGGCAGTGGCCGCGATGGTGCGGTGGATCGAAAACCAAACGACGGAAGGCAAGACAGATGGACGCAAAACAAGGTACACCGG